AGATAAAGATGGTGGACAAAAAGCAACACAGGGAGATAAGGTAAAAGGAGTAGGAGTCAATCCTGAACTTGCTAATGCTCTTGACGTTGTGAAAAATGCTGGATATAAAATTTCAGGCAAGCCTGCCTTAATCAAGCAAAAATAAATTACCAAAAAGGTTGACTAGTCTTTTTAGCAGTATCTAGATTCTGCTTGATTAAATCATTCAACAGTTCAAGGTCCTCTCCGGTCAGTTCATAACTGTCCTCAATGGATAAACCTCCTCGCATCCACCAAGCAGTTCTAAACAGATTTGCTTTTATTTCCTTGACCTCTTTTTCAAGGACCTTAACCTCGTTTTGGAT